CTGTTCTCTATCTATCTGACTAAATTCAATGAACTGCTCAACAGTTACATCACTCCACTGCTTCGGTAGCTTGATCATTAGCTTGTTGTCCTATTTTTTGTGCAATAAACATCATGTATGGAATGGAGATAGCAGCATTCAATTTACGAATGAGCTTTGCTTTCTGCTTGATGTGTGCATCGGTGTAGTGCTCAGTGGGTGTAAGGTCCTCACGTTTGAACATGATAGCTAACATCTCAGAGATATATCCTTTCTCTTTTCTTAGTGCTACTTTCTCAATCATCTTAGTATCACGTACAGTTAACTTCATTTGTGCTTTGTAGATATAGCCATCAATCTCTAGCTCCTCAATAGTTGGGTAGTCTTTGCGTTCAGCTGAGTTAAATTCTTTGACCATCCCTACAAAATCTGCAACATCATAGTCCCAGAACTCAGACTCAGGTATCCCAAGGTAAGCAAACACCTGGAGGTGCTTATCAATGGGGTCAAGTTCCTGATTGTTATTGATTTCAGTAATGACTTCGAACTGCTCAATGGTGAGCTCTTCAAGTTGGTTGGGAATTTCCCTGTTTAAGATAGTTATCATAGTTAAATTTTTGAACAAATATACGTTTTTTTTAATATAGGTAGATGGCTAAAAAAGATATCCCTACTTACAAAATAACTATTGACCCTGAATACGCTGAAAACGGACAGGACTTAGGCATTGAACAGATAGCATTCACATCCAATCCTGCCATTAAGGTCAAAGGGATGGCATTCAATTCTCAAGCTAAGGCTTTATTCTTTACGGATGAGCTCAAATATAGAGTAACTGCACCTGCTTTGATACCTATGGAGATATACCGCTTTGATGAGGATACAGATGAGGAGTACAATGTCAAGTTTACTAAGGAAGAGATAGAGAAAATTCATGGAAAATTCATGCAGCAGATGGTCAACCGAGACCTATTTAACCTGGAGCATGATCAATCTCAGACAGTTCCTGCCTATGTACTTGAGGCATGGATAGTAGACAACCCAAAAAAGGACAAGGCATACTCATCATTTGGCATTGAAGTGCCTGAGGGTACGCTAATGGTGACTGCTCAGGTAACTGATAAGGAATACTATGCTGAGCTTGTAGCACAGGAGCAGATAGGTTTCTCTATTGAGGGATACTTAGGCATGAAATTAAACGAGCAAAAACAATCCCAAAATAAAACACAAATGAATGAGTTAATGTTGCCAGATGGCGAGCACATCATCAACGAAAAAATCTATATCATCAAGGATGGTAAAGTAGTTGAAGTAAAAGATGTTGAAAAAGAAGAAATGGCTACTGAAGAGGTAGCTCTTGAGGACACTGTAGTTGAAGAGGAAGTAACAGCAGAAGTTCCTGCAGAGGAAACTACCATGGCAATAGACCCTGCAGTAGATGCAGAGGCTATCCTTGCTATTGTTAAGCCTGTTATGGATGAGCAATTAAATGCTTTGCTTGCTATGATTGCTGAAATCAAAAATCAATTAGAGGAAGTTCTATCTGTAGAGGTAGAGGATGAGGAGATGAGTGAGGCTGTGACTTTAAGTGCACATCAAAAACTAAGTAACTTTGTAAAATTTAATAATAAATAAAATGCGTAAATTAAGATTTGATTTGAACATCGATGCTAGTGCGTTACTAGCACCCAACGCTGAGGCATTCTATGCTCAAGCATATTTAGGAAGCACTGAGATTGCTGATAACTTCCGTACACTTCCAGGTATCAAGTACAAAACTAAGATTGGTACTGTTACTTTTGGTACAGGATTGTTAGCTACATCTCCATGTAACTTCCCTAACCTTAACACCGATGACTTAAGCTCACATGAAGTAGACGTATGTGCTCTTTCTGCTATGGCTCAGGTTTGTCAGTTTGACCTTGAGCAGTCATTCGTATCTTTACAAATGTCAGCAGGATCTAACGGTGATTTCTCTGTAGCTAATTTCTTTAACTTCTACTGGTCTGAAATGGCTAATGCAGTTAACGGACAAATTGAAGCTTTACGTTGGAAAGGTGATATCTTATCTGTTAATCCACAACTTGCTTTGTGTGATGGTTACGAAAAACAATTAGCTGCTTCAGAATTAGCAGGTGATGTTATCAATGGTGGTGGTGGTACTATCACTACATTCTCAGGTGTTGCTGGATTAGGTGCAAAATTAGAGGCTGCTTTTGCTTTGGTTCCTGCAGCTATTGCATCACGTACAGCTGATTTACGTATCTACATGCCTACTCAATTAGTAAACATCTACCGATTAGGAGTAGCTTCAGGTAACACTCAAGCGTTCATCACTCAAGATTTAGCTTTGACTTACTTAGGTATCAAGATTGTACTTTGTCCAGGAATGAGCAACAACAAATTTGTTATCACATTGAAAGACAATTTAATCTTTGCTTTTGATGGTGAGGGAGACCCATCTGACCTACGTGCAGTGAACTTATCTGACACTGTTGCTGAGCCTGTAATCAGAACTCGTGCTAACATGAAGGTTGGTTTCTCTTTCGTGAATCCTACAGACATCGTTTACTACGCATAATTTTTAATCATGAGCCCTCTACCAAGGGGGCTCTTTAATACTTTTACACAATGGCTACATGTCAATCATTAGAGACTATCGTAAAACCATGCGATAACAACATTGGTGGTATCTATGGTGTTTGGATAAATACACAGGATGAGATAGCTGCTATCACTCCTGCTGACCCATCTACAGTAACTGGTGCAGGTGCCTGGCAAATTACAGGTATCACCTTACAACCGGCTGGTGATTTATTCCAACCATTTGAGGTACGCCGAAACACATCCAACTATACAGAGGATAGCACTATTGACTTAGTTAATGGTAGCTCTTTTGTAACTCAGACAGTTAACTTAGTATTCCATAGAAGAGATGCTGATAAGTCACGTGCTATTAAAATCCTAGGAACAGGACAGCAATACTTGACAGCTATCATCTTAGATGCTAATGGCTTATATTGGTACTTCCCATACTTGCAGTTATCTGCTACAGGTGAGGGCTCAGGTACAGCTAGAGCGGATGGGTCTAAATATACAGTTACTTTGATGGCTGAAAACCCATACTTAGCTTACAACATTGATATGACACCTCTTGCACTTTCTGCAATCGGAGTTCAATAAGCAATTCTACCTCTCTATATTAGAGCCCTGCCACATGGTAGGGCTTTTTTTATGAACATTTGACAAAGCTAATTTAATATAGGTGTGATTTACTTAGATCAAGGTGTTATTAATCAGTTTGTACTGACTCTTTCAGAGGTCACTACGGTTACTACACCACACTATTTATTTGTATTCACCAATGAAATGAATACTACTAGCACACCACAGCTCTTCACATCCGCTGATACAAGTGCATGGCCCGAAAGATACAACCTGTTTACTCTTGATGAGCCAACGGATATCTCACTCTTGAAAGGTCAGTTTACTTATCAGGTATATGAAAGCTCAACACCATTCGTTTTGCCTCTTACAATAGCACAGACTACAGGTGTAGTCATTGAGGAGGGTAGAATGGTTGTAAGTGGTCCTGCAGGAACTTCAATATACGATTAACTATGGCTTGGTACAATAAACTATTAAACATTAAACCAAAAGGTCCTGAAATGGTAGAGGGCTATCAATCATTCAGCACCCCATTCCTACCGGTAGGGAGAGGTAACTTGACACTACCCTATGTAAACGGTAGATATTCCACTAACATGTGGGTGAGATTTGGAACGGATAACCTGTATCCACAAATGCTCAATCAAATGTACTACAGCTCACCTTTACATGGTGCCATTGTAGACTACAAGACCAACGCTGTTATTGGTGGAGGGTTTAACCTTACAACTGACAAGCTCACACCACAGGAAAAGCTAGAGATGTTTACCTTTGAGAAAAAAGCTAACCTCAAGCACACTGTTAAGGCAGTTACAAAGCAGTTAATCATCCATAATCGTGTGTACTTCAAGCTATATTTTGGTGAAAAAAAGAAACTAATCAGGATTGAGAATGTATCACCTGACAAAGTAAGGGTGTCTAGGTTTGGAGATATGTACTATTTATGTGATGATTGGAGTACTAACATAGATATCAAAGAGATTAAGCCTTATCACATCACCTGTAAGGATGAATGTCAGCTATATTCCTACGAGGTACAGTCAGTTGGTCAGGACTTTTACTCACTACCAACATACAGCTCCGCATTAAACTTTGCCTTTCTTAGTGGTGAGCTATCTTACTTCGCTAAAAGCAACATCCAAAATAGTGTATTTCCTAGCTTTGCTATGATGTTCCCTAAACGTCCACAGTCGGAGGAGGAGAAGCACATGATCAAGGAAACTATTGACCGTCTTAAAGGTGCAGCCAATGCAGGTAAGGCAGTTGCATTCTTTGCTAACAGTGCGGACCAACTTCCAAAAATAGAAAGCCTGCCAACTAATGGCAATGATAAGCTATTCCATGAGGCATCTGCATTGAATACTGAGCAGATATGTTTTAGCCATACCATTGACCCTATCTTAATGGGTATCCGTACCACTGGAAGCTTGGGTAATGGCAGTGATATCAAGCAAGCGTATGTGATATTTGAAAAGAATGTGGTCATGGAGTTACGTCAACAGGTAACTACTATCTTTAATGAGATATTAACCATTGCTCGCATCCCTGCTGATTTCACAATCAATAACTATCAAATTATTGGTGATGCTATAATTGAGGTAGATGAGAAAACTGCTCAAGTTAAGGATGCATTGAACAATTTAAGTGATGCACTACTAAGCAAAGTACTTGAAAAAATGACTACCAATGAGATACGAGCTCTAGCATCTTTACCTCCTATTGATGAACCTACTCAACCTACTGTATAATGCTGTATTTTATTACCGAAACCTACCTAAAGACTAACACACCCATCACAGCCAATGTGGATGTAACGGATGTTACCCCATACATAGCTACTCAGGCAGCATTGAGAGTTCAGCCTATCTTAGGTACTACGTTCTACAATCACATGCTAACAGCATACAACAATCAGACACTTACACCCGATGAAATAGATTTAGTTGAGTTCATTCAGCCGGTCATTGCATGGAGAAGTGCAGAGGATGCTGTATTTGGGTTGACTTATCAGCTAAAAAACAAAGGACTTCAGACTCAAAACGGAGATTATTCAGCAAGCGTATCTAGGAATGAGGTAGCTTTTGGGATGGAACACTATGCACAGAAAGCTAGTTTCTTTGAGCAACGTCTAATCAGATGGCTACTTGCTAACCGTAACCTATTCCCTATATTCATATCTACAGCTAACCAGGATACTGACCTCAGACCAATGTTCCAAAACTGCTCATGTATTACTCAATGGCAGGATACCTGCACAGGAATGTGTGGTAACTTCCTTGAGAATGGGTACAATAACAACATCCTAATCTTGTAATGAAGTCACAGCTCGCGATACTACTAGCTACAATGCAGGCAAATTGGGTCAAGCTAACTGCTACCATTGCTGCATTCTTAATGCCTATCTCAGGATTATTGTTTTTAGTAGGCTTTGTGATCGTACTTGATACTATCACAGGTGTATGGAAGAGCATTAAAAACAAGGTTAAAATCACAAGCAGAGGTCTATCTGCAATCATTAGCAAGATGCTACTCTATGAGGTAACGGTTATCTTGTTTTATATGATTGATAAATTTATATTAAATAATATCATCTTGCAATTTTTCTCAGTAGATTTATTGCTCACAAAGATACTTGCACTCATCCTGGTATCTATTGAGGTGATGAGTATTAATGAGAATTACAAAGCAGTAAAAGGGCTTGACCTATGGCAGGCAATGAAAAACTTATTTTCAAGAGCTAAGGATATAAAAAAGGACCTAGATGAAATTAGACACAAGCAAGATATTTCAGGAACGCCTATCTAACTCTCAGTATTTCCACGAGGAGTCTGAAAAAAAACAAATCTATCTACATCACACTGCAGGCAATGGTAACCCTGTAGCTGTATCACGTTGGTGGAATAGCAACGGAGATAGGATAGCAACTGCATTTGTAATAGGTGAGAAAGGAAGTATTGTGCAGTGCTTCAGTTCTAAGCATTGGGCCTACCATCTAGGTATAGATAGTCAAGATTTTTCAGTACATGGACTCAAGTATCAAAACCTAAACAAGCTAAGTGTAGGTATTGAGATATGTAACTGGGGCCCATTGAAGCTAAAGGATGGTAAGTACTACAACTATGTCAAGGGAGTGGTGGACCCATCAATGGTAACTACATTAGATACACCCTACAAAGGCAATAAGTATTGGTACAAATATACGGATGAACAGATTGAAAGCACTCGGCAGTTGGTGGAGTACCTATGCGAGACCTATGACATTCCTAAGACTTACCGGTCAGAGATATTTGCCATTGATAAAGAGGCATTCAAAGGTACTGCAGGGATCTACACGCACAACAGTGTGAGAAAAGACAAGGCAGATATTTACCCATGTCCTAGAATGATTAAGATGTTACAAAGCCTATGAGATACTTAATACCACTATTGATACTTATATCCTGCTCAGCTCCTAAGCGTGCTCAATGGCACTATAAGAAAGCATTAAAGAATGGACTGCAAGTAGTACAGGATAGTGATACCATCCGGATAACTACTGTTGACTCATTCCCTGTTATTAAGAATGACACTATTGTATGGGAGAAATTCTACACCACTAAGGATACGGTTATTAAATTCAACAATATCTACGTACCTAAGACTAGATGGCAGACTCGTATTGAGTACAGGTATAAAACCAAAATTGAAAAGATACGAGGCAATACAATCACAAAAAAACATGAGGTACCTAAGTATAAAATAGCATGGTGGCCCTTTTGGTTAGGCCTTGCTATACCATACATACTTAGACTAGCGTGGAACGCTATCCTCAGTAAATTAAATAGATGAGAAAACGTTTATTTTATGACATTGAGACATCATTCAATGTCGGTGTGTTCTGGAGGACAGGATACAACCTAACAATTAACCCGGGTGATATCATCCATGAACGTGCAATCATCTGCATCTGCTACAAATGGGAGGGTGAGGATGAAATTCACAGCCTAAATTGGTCAAAGAGCCAGAGTGATAAGCAAATGATTGAGAAATTTGTCAAGGTCTTAGCTCAAGCGGATGAAATAGTGGCTCACAATGGGGATAGATTTGACCTTAAATGGATACGTACAAGGGCTTTATTCCATGGTATTCAGTTTATGCCATCACCTAAGACCATAGACACGCTTAAATGGGCTAAAAAGTACTTCAATTTTAATAGCAATAAACTAGATTACATAGCTAAGCTACTTAAGGTAGGTGCTAAGATGGAGACAGGAGGGCTTGACCTATGGAAAGATATAGTATTTCGCAAAGATCAGGAGGCACTGGATAAGATGGTGGCCTATTGCAAGATGGATGTGGAGGTACTTGAGTCAGTATTTGATAAACTCAATAGCTATGCCATTGTAAACCATAACTATGCCATCCAATACGGAGGTGAAAAATATGAATGTCCTGAATGTGCAGGAATAAATGTTAAATACAATAAGAAAGTAGTCACAGCTGCAGGAACAGTTCACCATTGGATACTATGCAAGGACTGCAAAAAACACTACAAAATAAATCACCTGGTATTCACTAAGTATCAGGAATATCTATACAAGCGTAAGTCTATAGCCTGATTTTTGCGGAGATTATTACGCCTATAAACTGCATTCTTATTTAGACTCATTCTAAATTTGTGGAAAATTATGCAAAATTGTTTGCATATATGAAACCTTTTGTATCTTTGCAAAGTATTAACACTTAAAAATTTATTTATGGAACGGTTTAACCAACAATTTAACAGAGCCCTTGACTTTATCAAGGCACACGAAAACAACGCAGAAGTGCTCACTTTTTTCCTAGAGCAAATGCTTGTAGAAGCTAATGAGGAAATGACTCAAACAGCACTAGATAACACCGAAGATTTTTTAACCATCTTAAACGCTAACAAATGAAAAAAGAACTATTCAAAGCAGTAGCAGGTATGGCTGTAGTCGTGGGTACTATGGTAGCAATGTATAACGTTTTAATCTTTATGATATGCAAGTAACAATAGGTATTGAAGTAGCTTACTTTGACTTTGATGATGTGCAAGGTAACTGTGAGTTCAAAATAACTAACATCAGTGAGGAAAGTTATGAGGTAGAGCTTAGCAATGTGGTAGCTACTCAAATAATTGGTGAGGTAGAGCTTGACTACATCCTAACTGATTTTGAACTTGACCAACTCAATGAGGAAATTATTTGGTGCATCCAGGATACCAATCTTGTAAGAGATATGCAGGAGTTTGATAACGACTTTGATGAGGATGAATGGAGGTATGATGTATAGAGATATATCCGAAATGGCTAGATGGTGGACTAAGCAGTCATTTGCAGGAGACAAGGGAGGCTCCTTTAATACCTCCCTATATTTAGAATACTTAAAATGTAAGAACTCATGTACAGATTACTATACTACTATGAAAAAAGGCTCGCAGAGAGCTATGAATTTCCAACAAAAGCACTCTGCCATTGGAAACTCCAACAGTTCAGGACAGCAGGTACTCATATTTACGGACACTTTGTAATTGAAAAGGTATGCGACAAGATAAGATACTAGAAATACTATACCCATACATCCCTGCTAAAGTGCTAGGTGAGTATCTAGGGTTGACTGCATCCCAAGTGTACAATAGAACGTACAACAGGGGCATAAAAAAAGACCCTAAGACAAAGAAAGCAATAAATAGATCCCTGATATTGAACGCAGGTAAGTACACCAGGTATCCTAAAGGTCATGTACCATTCAATAAAGGTATCAAATGTCCTAATCTATTGCTAACTAATGCAGCTGCTACGATGTTTAAGAAAGGTAACAAGCCATTCAATACTAGGGAGGCTAATGCAACTAGCATCCGAACTGATAGCAGTGGTAGAAAGTATCACTACACTAAGATATCAGATAGTGTATGGGTATTAACTCACCGGTTAACATGGGAGCAGGCTAATGGACCCATCCCTGCAAAGCACATAGTTAGGTTTATTGATGGCAACACCATGAACTTAGAACTCAGCAACCTAGAGTGCATCCCAATGAACAAAAACATGACTAAGAATACAATCCAACGGTTCCCAAAGGACTTACAGGAGGTCATGAAATTAAAAAGTAAACTTAATAAAACAATAAACAATGGCAAGAAACGGCATGAATGATCTACGTGATCACCTCTTCGCAGCTCTGGAGAGATTAAATGATGATGAGCTAACACCTGAACAACTATCTACTGAGGTAGAAAAGGCTCAGGCAATTTCTAACCTGTCTAACTCAGTGATAAACAGTGCTAAGGCTGAGGTTGACTTCATGAAAGCTACCGGCATGATAGCTACTACAAGCAACCTGTTCAAAGGAGTTAATGACCCTAAAAGATTAGACTAATGAAATACACAAGGTACTTTAGAATTTGGCTTGAAGATACAGTAGAGCCAGAAGGTGGCACATGGTGCTACATGGGGATGGATGAGAAAGGCTTTTTATGGCAGCTCAACTTCGCTTATAAAGAAACTGAGCAGGCAGATACATTAGAACAATATCTCCGGTGGGGATACAAAATTCAAGAGATATGAATGCAGAACTATTTGAACTCAGCAAGGTGCTCAATGAGGACATAGTGGATATCATTAGGGCATATCAGCTGAACACTCCTAGCAGAAAGCAGGAGATAGTAAGCAAGAGATACTACCTGTACAACTACATGTATGAAAACCGGCACATGACCACTACCATGATTGGTCATTACTTTAATCGTGATCATAGTACGGTGGTCCATGGCATCCAAGAGCACAAGTATTGGTACCATAGAAAAGACCAAAACTACCTTAAAATGATATACCCCATTCCAGAACTCATTAGACCCAAGAGGTCAGACATTAATATCTTTGATGTCGATGTTATGCCAATAGATGACGAGGAAACTAGGGTAACAATCACAGGTAACTTCCCTACTAAATTATTAAAAAGTTTTCAAGAAAGAATGACTAAGAATGAGATTGTATCTACATTTGAGCTATCATAATTTTTAAGGGTTAATACTAAGGAGGGGGTTTAGGCTCCCTCTTTTTTATGACCGTATGACGATGTGACAGTTCTCTTATTAGGGGTCCTTAAAAAATAGAGCATTAAAAAAGTTTGTACTTTGGAAAATTTATCGTCATATCGTCATGAAATCACTGAAACATAAGCCTGCATTGGTTTATATCCATGACGATGATTTTATTTTATCGTCATAAATTGTCAATTTATCGTCATTTATTATATTTACAACCATGTATAACCCAAAAATATCAGTTTTCAGGAGCTTGTTTAACTCCAAAGAAACACCTTTCACACTTGAGGCAATAGAAGTGTACAATAGAATAAAGCAAGGTAACCCCGAGCTGATTAACAAAATAAAAAAGCTACGTGCTGGAGATAGTGAAAGCAAGATGCAACTCATGGCAATCATGTTTAATGGCACATTCTCTGAACGCAAGGATGATGGACTCATCCAACACTCAGGATTGTGTGTGCTAGACTTTGATAAGTATCCCGATGCCAAGACCTTGAAAGCTGAACGGAACAGGCTTAAGGAATGTCCGTATGTTTACATGATGTTCACATCACCCTCAGGAAATGGACTCAAGGTAGTTATCCGTACACCTGAAAGCAACAAGTTTGAACACAAACGGAGGTTTGAAGCATACAAGGAATATATCCAAAGTGATTATTTTGATGTAGCTAACAGCAATGTGAGCAGGGTATGCTTTGAAAGCTATGACCCTGAAGCATACCTCAATGAGTTCTGCGAGGTGTTTCAAGGTATCACCGAGGATAAGGGATACCACAAAGCAGAAAAGATAGCAGTGCTCCCCATTGCTAATGAGGACCGTATCATTGAGCTGATTATGAAGTTTAATCATGGGGTGTTTGAACAGGGTAGGAATAATTGGACTTTTAAGGTGGCCTGCTGTATGTGTGAGTATGGGGTAGATCAGTATGCTGCTAAGAATTACCTCCTGCAATATGCTCAGGAGGACTTTACAGCAAGTGAAATCAATAACACTGTAGCCAATGCATACAAAAGTAGCAACTTCAACACCAGGTACTTTGAGGATGCGAGCACTGTTAATAAAGTAAAGCTAAAATTAAAAGAGGGTATTAAGGATGAGGACATTCAAAAACAGCTAGGTGTTAGTAGCTCAATCATTGAGTCAGTAAAAGAGGAGGTGCAGAACTCAGATGATGTGTTTTGGCAGGCAAATGGTAAGAAAATTACTATCGTGCCGCATGAGTATGCTAAGTTTCTGCAAAAACATGGCTTTGCTAAGTACTATCCAGAACGGAGTAACAAGCCTACCTATGTGTACATTGAGGAAAACAAGGTTAGTGAAAGCTCAGTGGAGTTAATCAAGGACTTTGTACTCAAATACTGCCTAGCTAAGGGTGAGCTTGATGTGTATAACCACTGTGCTAAGAGCGCACAGCTATTCACTGACAGCCATCTAAACATGCTAGAGTCCATTAACATGCGTATCCTGCAGGATGACCGCTACTCATCTTACATCCCATTCAACAATGGAGTAGCCAAGGTATCCAAGGATAAGGTGGAGCTCATGAGTTACATTGATATTGATGGGTACATTTGGAGGGAACAAATAATCAAAAGAAACTATACCCAAATCGCGATACACGATAACAATTTTCAAGATTTTGTACATAAGGTATCAGCCCAGGATGAGCAACGTATCAAAGCAATGGAGTCAACCCTTGGCTACCTCATCCATACATTCAAAGATAAGACTGACCAAAAGGCAATCATTTTCAATGACCAGGAGATTGATGATAATCCTAATGGAGGTAGTGGTAAGAGCTTGATGTTGACAGCCATCGGCAATATCCGTAAGATTATTAAGATAGATGGTAAGGCATACAACCCAAGTAAGAATGATTTTGTGTATCAACGTGTAAACATAGATACTCAGGTCCTTGCATTTGATGATGTTAAAAAACACTTTGACTTTGAGCAGTTATTCTCCCTAATCACTGAGGGCATACCGGTAAACCGAAAAAACAAGGATGAGATCTACATCCCATTTGAACGTTCACCTAAGATTGTGATAACTACCAACTATGTTATCAGTGGGGCAGGTACATCACATGACAGGAGGAGGCATGAAATAGAGTTCTTTCAGTACTTCAACTCACAACGTAACCCACAGGATGAGTACGGCAAACTATTATTTGATGAATGGAATAAGGATGAATGGGCTCATTTTGATAACTACATGCTATCTAACCTGCAGATGTACCTCCAGAATGGATTGGTGAGAAGTGTATCTATCAATGCAGATGCTAAGCGTTTTATCCAAAACACCTGTAAGGAATTCTATGACTTTGTACATGATGGGAATATCTCATTGGATGTACGTCACTACAACAAAGCATCATTTGAGGCATTCCAAGCAGATACCAATGGCTTCAAAGACCTTGACAGCAGGAAGTACATTAAATGGGTGCAAGCCTATGCAAGCTATAAAGTTTATAAATTCACTAAAAATAGAGACCAGCATGGTAGGTACTTTGAACTAACTAAACAAGATTAATGAAAAAAGAATATAAGACACTGCTCCATGAACTGAAGCTTCAACGCTATGCCATTACTCACCCTAATTATCCACCTGATTATATACCTAAAACCATGTACAAAGACTCAACAGCCAATGGGCTAACAAGAGCCATCTGTGATTATATTAATTACAATGGATACCAGGCAGAACGTATCAACACTATGGGCACAGCCCGTGAAAAAAAGACCACAGCAGGCAAGGTCATTGGTGTTACCTGGACTAAGGGAACATCTACAGCAGGGAGTGCTGATATATCTGCTACCATTAAGGGTAGGTCAGTTAAGATAGAGGTCAAGATTGGTAAGGATAGGCAGTCAGAGGCTCAGAAAAGATACCAGGAGAACATTGAAAAGGCAGGAGGTACCTATTACATCGCTAGAAACTTTGATGATTTTGTAGAATTTTTTAATGATTTTATAAATAAATAGAATTTATTTGTATATTTGTAGAAATTAACACCTTAAAATTATGACAACAAGGAAAACAACTCAAGCTGATGAGCCTAAAACAGCACCCGAGGTAATTACCCTCAACATCTACCAAAAACTGCATCTAGCTAAGCAGTCAATGGGTAAGGTAATTAAGAATGCGACCAACCCACACTTCAAGCGTTCATACGCTGATATTAACAGCATCATTGAGACGGTAGAGCCTATCCTATTAGATTGTGGATTGCTACTATTGCAACCCGTAAGAGGTGGTAAAGTATTCACTGAGATAATTGACATTGAAACAGGAGATAGTTTAGATAGTTCATTAGAATTACCTGCTATTATAGATCCGCAGAAGCTACTTAGCTGCATTACTTACTTCCGTAGAGGAACATTAGTTAGCTTATTATCTTTGCAGGCCATTGATGATGACGGTGAGACTGCATCTAGAGCACCCAAGGCAAAGCCTACGTTGGATGGGGATAGATGGACCAAGGCATTGAATGCAGTTAAGAGTGGTAAATTCACACCTGAGCAGATTAAAGAGATGTACAACTTAACAAAAGAGCAGGAGGCACAGCTATGAAATTTAACTCTCATAAATTAGGCAAGTTAATGACCTCCTCCAGGACTAAGGGGGAGGCATTGAGCCAAACAGCTAAGAGCTACATCATCCAAAAGGCTAAAGAGGATTTCTTTGACTACAGGAGTGAGCTGAACAGCAAGTACATCACCAAAGGACTAGCACAGGAACAGGATAGTATTAACCTGCTCAACCTGGTTAGGTTAGAGGATTACAAAAAGAATGAGGAGAGGGTAGAGAATGAGTGGCTATCCGGATGCTGTGATATTATCACTGATACATCCATCATAGATATTAAGACCTCGTGGTCCTTAGATACGTTCCCTGCTACTAGCTATGAGCTCAAGGACCTATCTGACTATGAATGGCAGGGAAGGGCTTACATGTGGTTATATGACATGCCATCTTTTGAGCTGTGCTATGTCATGGTAACTACTGCACCTGAGCTATTAGGTGAGTATGAGAATGGAGCACTGCATTATGTGGATCATATTGCACCTGAAAAGCGTATTACATCCATCACCTTTGAAAGAGATAAGGAAATTGAGATACAAATGGCTGAGAGGCTTATCTTGGCCACTGAATTTTATAACGAAGTACTAACCCAATTAAATAACAAATAACATGACTAGAGATGAATTTTTTGAACAAGCAGTGATAGCTGCCTTTCAAGGCTTATTAGCTGCATCAGGACACTATAGAGATGAGCTGATTAAAAACCCATGTGAGTATGTGGCTAATGCTGCAAGGCAATATGCTGATGAGCTCACTGAGCAGGTGTATGGTCCTGAGTTACCGGTGATTAAAGAACGTTTATTTTAAGCTATGAAAAAAACAGCAGTAGAATGGTTGGTAGAGCAGATATGCGGAGACCACACACAACAATGGCAGAAAGAAATATACCAAGCCAAAGCAATGGAGTCCAAAGAAAGATTAAAGCACCTATTATTTATAGGCAAAGTAACTGAGACCCTTGGCTTTGATAAGGTAGTAGAACTATTAAAAGAATGTAATAACGAAATAATATGAAAGCAACACTTGAATTTCTACTCCCGGATGAGCAGGCAGAACACTACTGTGCCATCAAAGGACAGGATATGCTAAATGTACTATGGGAGCTCAAAGCAGAGCTCCGTAGTATGTTGAAGTATGCAGAGCTACCTGATGCACAATATGAGATAGTTGAGAAAATACAGGACTTCCTAATGAGTAGCCTGTATGGTAACGATATAAACCTAGACAAATGAGATACCCTATTATTTTCTTATCAGCTCTAGTCATAGAGATATGCTCTACATTTTACATTAGATTTGTATCTGAGGGCAATGCACCTGGTATGATATTCTTTGCAGCCATTGGTCCATTCCTTGGGCTACCATTCCTAGCTTACATGATTGAGGCTACTAATTGGAGTGAAAGGATATTCAATGCAGTAGCACTGAGCTTAGGGTACATAGTAGGAACAATAATCGTAATAACTTTAATACAATGATTATCTTAGCATCAATTTTACTAGCCCCTGCAATAGTGTGGGGGTGGATTTCAACAATAAACTATATCAAATACATAAACCATGAGTAAATTCAAAGGAGAGGTGGTATTCATTACCCCAACAACGTCTGTATCTGACAAATTTAAGAAAAGAGAAGTAACCCTGAAGTCACAAGATGAGTATCCTCAGTACGTTACGTTCCAATTAACCCAGGACAAATGCGATCTAGCTAATAACCTAAAAACAGGTGAAGTAGTAGAAGTAAGTTATAATCTTCGTGGCCGCAGATGGGAGGCTCAGGATGGTACCATTAAGTATTTTAACTCTATTGAAGCATGGACCATGAGCCTTAGCTCAAGTACTCAAAACAGTGCTGTTGATAAATTGCGTAAAACTTTTGACACTACAGATGAGAGCAGTGACGATTTACCTTTCTGAGGACCAACAGCTATCTGAATGGATGCGTAAAGAGATACGGGGCAAGCTATCCAAGAGATATAAGCTAACCCATCTATCTGAGGACATGGGGGTAAACTATGCCAAGCTATACCGGTTCATGCAGGGTAGGAATGTTACCACTGAGATATACGACTCATTTTTTAGAGTATATTTGTCTAAATGGAACTCTTACTTATCATACCTATAGCTTGGTGGTGGTGCAATTTTGAGCCACTGCAAGCAACTATTACTAGGATATACCTGTCCTTAAGACCAAACACATGGGCCATAGTCTTACTAGATGCATTTAGCTGTAGTAAGTGTGTGGCCTTTTGGCTTACATTGGCATGGCATCAGGATTTCATTCTAGCCTGTCAAGCAGCACTGGGTGCATACATTTTAGAATTATGTTTGAACAAACTGACATAGATACAGTAGATAAGATAGATGCTACTGCGGATGCTATTAAGTACTCTAAGCACTCCTGTGTTCAGCTGTACAAGATTAGGATGAAGTACGATGGTCCACAGCCTAGGGAATGCTTTTGTGCATCGGTGAGGCGAAAGGTATGGTACAAAGATTTTATGGTATGGTATGAAAAAGCTCTTAGACAGGTACATCAATAACCATTACCATGAGGTAAGGGCTTACACGCTGTACTTTCTAACTAAGCTAGGGAGTAAGATTGAGGCAGATACGGTCATAAATAACAGTTACCTGCATGTGCTAACCATCAATGAGGATGCAGATACCGAAGACCAGGTGAAAAGTTACCTGCTAAATACCATCAAGTATCAGATACTATGGAACACATCACTGAGCCATAGGGATGACAGGATAACTTCAATGGAATATAAGCCCAGTGAGCAGGTAGATGATGAGCAGGACCTACGAGATAAGATACTTGAGGATAAGATATACAGCACTCACAAGGGGATGATTGAGATATATAGATCACAAATAAGTGATAACGTGCACAGGATAGTATTTGAGGCATACATTGACAAAGGATACACTACAGCTAGAGGGATGGCTAAGTACTTTGATATACCGGTTACCTCAGCTCACTACCTGATAACTGAAATTAAACAAAATTTACGCAATTTACAATATAGGTATGAGACTATCTCAAATAATTAGCCTACTGGCTACGTTCACTGCTTTGACAGGTGCATTCTTTCTAATGAGAGATAACTACTTCTATGGATGTAGAGCCTTTGGGATATGGGTAGTACTTTATTACGCATGGTTATTTATAGAACAATACGAATATGACAAAGAAAGTAAAGAGTGAGTATATCGGTAAGTACATTACCGTATATCTAAATGGGAGAGAGGTATCTTTCACCATTACTGAGGAGACAGCTAATGAGGCTGAGTTCTGGATTGAGAAAGGTATAGGACATATCTTTGAAGAGTCTGAGCCTAAGAGTAAGAAATTCAAAGGGGTGGAGCCTGATGCCAACACCGAAGCCTAGAGAAACTGAGGAGCAGTTCATCTCAAGATGCATGAGTGACTCTGAGCCAATGGGTAAGTATCCTGATGAAGCTCAGAGATATGCTGTATGTAAGTCTATTTTTGATGGACCTCTTGTAGCTTATCGTAGGGCTTTTGAAGAGAGCTACAATGACTATCCAAAACAAGCTACTGAGAATGCTAAAATAGCAATCAGATGGGCTGAGGAGAATGGATGGGGTGATTGTGGTACAGCAGTGGGTAAAGCAAGAGCTAATCAGCTAGCTAATGGTGAGAATATCACACGTGATACCATTGCTCGCATGGCAGGCTTTGAACGTCACAGGCAGAACTCACAGAAAGAACTAGGAGATGGGTGTGGTAGATTGATGTGGCTTGCATGGGGTGGTGATGAGGGCATTGAATGGGCTAGTAGAAAACTTAAAGAAATAGATAAATGAGACCAAAACACATAGAAACACCTGAAGCAATGTGGGATCTATTTGAAGCCTACAAACGTTGGTGCAAGGAAAATCCTAGATATAGCTATTCACTATCTACTAAGACAGGTGAAGCTACAGCAGTGCCATTAGAAAGACCACTTACTCAAGTGGGTTTCAGGACTTTTGCTGCAGAGAAAGGGCAAAGTGTTCAGGATTATTTTGCTAACTACGAGGGGAGATATTCAGCGTACACGACAATCTGCTCACGCATAGAGGAGGCAATCCGCATGGACCAGATAGAGGGAGGTATGACCGGGCAGTACAATGCATCCATCACCCAACGATTGAACAACCTAACCGAGAGAGTTGACACCACTACCAAGGGAGAAAAGATAGACAGCATCAAGGTAACTATTGTTAAGCCGGATGCAGATTGAGTTTATGTGTGCTGTGGTGGAGGACTACATCTACAGGATGAAAGGGGTACAGGTTAGGATAGACAGGAGGGCAGTAGCTACCGATGGCAGGCAGATGGCTATGCTAATGAATGCATACCAAATAGCAAATGGAGATAAAGAGCACAGTCATATTTGAGAAAAACTACGAGGCACTCAATGACCAGGGCATTAGGTTTGTAATCAATGAGGGAGGGTCAAGGTCATCTAAGACCTACAGCCTTTGTCAGTTAGTTATCATCTACTGCCTGCAGAACAACAACAAGGTAGTATCTGTTATCCGTAAGACATTCCCTGCTTTGAGGGCTACAGTGCTCAGAGACTTCATTGAGATATTGAAAGAGCTGAACATCTACTCAGTGGAGGACCACAATAAGAGTGAGCACATCTACACCTTCCCTAATGGGTCCATCGTGGAGTTCTTTAGTGTGGATGATGAGCAAAAGATAAGGGGACGTAAAAGAGACATAGCTTGGTGTAACGAAGCCAATGAGCTGTACTTTGATGACTTCACTCAGCTGAACATGAGAACTGAGTCTAAGCTAATCTTTGACTACAATCCCAGTGAGAGTACCTCATGGCTGTATGAGTTACCAATGGAGGAAAGCATCCTGATTAAGTCAACGTACAAAGATAACCCATTCCTACCTCAGAGTATCAGGGCTCAGATAGAGGACCTCAAGAGAACGGATGAGGCACTGTATCAAATCTATGCCCTAGGTGAGAAAGCAATCAGCAAGAGTAACATCTACTCTAATTGGTCATTCATACCACATAGACCTGCTAGGTTTGTCAACTACGTCTATGGTCTTGACTTTGGATACAATCACCCCACTGCACTCATGCGAGTCTATTGGTGTGACAATGACATCTACATTGAGCCGGTCATCTATGAAAGCTACCTGACTACTCCAATGCTCATAGACAAGATGCAGAGCTTCAACGTGGAGAAGACAGTCACCATAGTAGCAGATTATGCTAGACCTGAAATCATAGCTGAGCTCAACAATGCAGGGTACGATGTGCAGAACGCAAACAAGGTAGTCAAGAAAGGGATAGACAACATCAAGACATTCGGGGTCCTATGCCAAGATGACAAGGCTATCAGAAAAGAGTATGAGAATTACAAGTGGAAAAAAGTAGGGGACATGATAACCGATGAGCCGGTCAAGATGTGGGATGATGCCATGGATGCAATCAGGTATGCCACTACTCACATCCGACAGGAGTACTATACGGATGACTCATACTATGCATTTTAGAAACACTTTGCCTGACTAGAATAATATAGGTATGGCAATGACATTAAAGGCTGCACCTCAGCGACTCACTCCAGCATACAACCCTGTCAAGTATATCTATGACAGCACCAACAAAAACCTAGCAGGTTTTAAGTATATCTTTGAGGTATACGAGTCAGGCACTGCCACTCAGATAGCTGAGTACAGGGTGCTACCTGTTTACACTACAGGATATGGTGAGATAGATTTAACTAAGCTACTTCAAGCCTATGTAAGCTATGACCTATTCCCTACCAACACCACCTCATACAATGCACCTAACAGCTACTACAAGTATGACCTCAAGGTAGGTGAGGAGTATCTAACTACGACCACATTCACCTCAGCTATGACTCAGTATCTAGCTGCTCCCTATGTTGGTAGAGTACAGCTGAATGGAGCTAACACATTTGTGGTGGGTGATCAGATAGTGTTAACTCAAACAGGACTAGGTGGAGTAAATGCTAACCTTGATGGACTGTACACTGTGCTTGTAGCTACACCTACTGCCATTGTTATCAATTTCCTTTGGAGCTCCATTACGAATGCTAACAAGGATGTGGCCATCACCTATGCAGATGGGAGAAAAACTACCACATATAATATCATCAATGATGTAAATAACTATGTGTTCAATGGTGCACTGCCATGGACTCAATGGCCGTCATGGGATGAGACTAACTATGACTTGAACAGTAACACTGACAAGTTCCTTAGCTCCATTCCTGCTACCAACTTTTACTCTACGCTATCTCAGGACCTTTGGATGAATGCAGCCTATGGCTTTATCCCTGGAGGTACATACAAGATGGTGTTCACCAATGATGGTGCAGAGACATTTGAAAAGGGATTGAGTGCAAACAGCTTCATCACAGGCAACGCAGTTGGTCCTAACAACCTAGGCTCACTGACTGTAGTCTCAGGCTCACTGCCATTGATTAAGCCTACCACTCAATACTATGAGTACTACTATGAGTACAATGGCTCACAGGTAACACAGAGCTATCGAGTTAACATAGATCGCAGAACACAGATGCAGGAGTACAGCA